GGCATCTTCGGCTGTGTCTAGCTGTTCGCCCCATCCATGCAGCATCTTTGCGTTGGCAGATGCTTCGACAAAACGCTGCGAGTTTTCCAACGCCTCAAGCGCCTGTTTCAATACTTCAATCATTCCTTCATGCTCCTGATATAGATGGCAAAACTGCTGATGGTGTCTTTGCCAAACGATTCCATGCGCTCGATGGCTTGTGCCACCTCTTCAATGATGTGATTTCGGTATGGATTCAATGACTCCACCCTGCCACGCAGTTCAGCAACAGCCTGTTCAGCTGACTGAATCCGCTGCTCAATCTGACGCTTACGCCATGCGCTGTCATCCATTCTTGTCCTTCCAGTTGTACTGACCTTTGACTGTAAACCTGCCAGCCTTGCGAAAAATTGTGAGCAATGATTTGTATGGCACACCAAATCGGGAAGCAATATCTTTCTTGCTGAAGCCCTGGTCATGCAAACTGAATGCCCTGCGCTCGTCAATCTGGATGGGCTTACGACCACCGCCTCTATAACCACCTTTCATTTAAGATTCTCCATGCTGTTGCGGCACACAATGGGACTTGTCCATTTCCAATGGCTTTAAGTCTGTCCACCCTTGCGGCCACCCCATGAGCCACTCTACCCACGTTGGGTTCAATTGACCACCATTCCCTGCTCCCATCAGTCGAGCCTCTTCCACTGTCGTGTTCTTCTTTAGCAAATCCCAACTGCCACTCCCGCCACACATCCCCTTTGTCCTCGGTGTCGGCCAGTGCGCTACTACTCCCAAGCCTGGCGACTTCCTGTTGCCTGCTGTTTGGCTGTCCTTCCAGTCTCTTGCATTCGGTGTCGGCCACATTGCTTGTATTTCTGGATTCGCCAAACTGAAGTTGACACCCCCTTTTGCTTTCCAACTTTTGCTGGTTGGCTTGTCTCTGTAGTCTGTTGATTGGGGAGTCGGCAATCTCTCGATCTTCTTGCGTAGCGCCTTTCTGCTGTTGCTCCCACCGTCTAATCCTGTCGTGTTGGGCGTGTGAAAGCTGTCCACGCCATTTGGCGACAATCCAGATTCTGTCCCTCTGATGGTTTGCTCCAACATCCGCTGCTCCCAACACTCCCCATCTCGCATCAAACCCCATTGCGGCCAAGTCTCCAAGAACGGTTCCAAGTCCCCTAGAAGTGAGCATTGGTGAGTTTTCCACGAAGACGAATCGTGGTCGTACTTCACGAATGATGCGTGCCATTTCTCGCCACATGCCTGACCGCTCTCCATCAATGCCTGTTCCTTTTCCTGCGGCTGAGATGTCTTGGCATGGAAACCCTCCAGATACGACATCAACAATGCCTTGCCATGGTCGTCCGTCAAAGGTTTGAACGTCATCCCAAATCGGGAAAGGCGGGAGAAGTCCGTCATTTTGTCGGGCGCACAGTATGCTTGCTGGGTACTGCTCCCACTCGACTGCACAGACTGTTCTCCATCCAAGGAGATGTCCACCAAGTATTCCTCCACCAGCACCTGCGAATAAAGCCAGCTCATTCATTGCATTCCTATAGGATCTTCATCGTTCATCAGATCTTTGATCCGCTTGAGTTCCCTTGCCATCATCACCATCAACTGGCTGTTGGCGTGAAAGGCTTCAGACAATTGCTCAAACTGTCGTTCAAGATGGCTGATGCGTTGCTCCAATGTCTCTTCATTCATGGCAATAGCTCCATTACTGTGACCTCAATACAAGGTGAACCATAAACTTTACTGCTGTGCAACTCGCACACCTGACTGTCATCCACCCATAAAATCCCATTGCCAGCATCCATGATGGCCTTGATGTAGTTGTCCAAATCTGGTTTGCCCACTGGTTTAAGGGTTCCAGACTCTGCTTGCTGGCGCTTGGCCTTTGACCAGCTAACAGGGATCGTCTTATAGATCCGCACAGACAGGGCTACAGGCGTGTCCAAAGGAGACTGGCTACCCATGGCTTGCTTTGCTGCTTGGGCTATCTCCTGCTCCCAATTGGCTGTCTTGGCTGGGGTATATGTCCGAACAAATCCCCTTTGACGAGCGAATCTCGGCCTGCCTTTCCCCACAGGCTCGCCAAAGACGCTGAAATTCACCATCAAAGTCATCAAGATCCCCTGTTATTTGCAAAGCTCTGTTCACCACGCTTTCGGGCATTGGCCTGCCCTCTTTCACACAATCCAACACTCGGATGGCATCCTCAAATGTCATCGCACAGCCCTCAAAGGCTTGATGAATGGCAGTTCTGATGGCTTTTCTGGAGGTGGTGGAGACATGTTGGTACTGGGCGGTGTCCAGCCGTGCTTCCTCCATGTTGCCTGTACATCAGCACCACGCTGGTACTTGAAGTTGTCAGATGTCACATGGACGCTTGGCAGGGTGATCCTCGTGCCAGCAGGTGGAATCCATTTCTCAGTCATACATTGCCTTTCAAGAATGCATCAATGCGGCTGTCAGGAGAAGCATATTGCTTACTCAGACTCTCAACGATCAGATCGTCAACGACTGCCGCCATTGATTTACGCTGTGCCAAGGATGCCTGACGCAACATTTCTTTGCTGGACGGACGCACCCTGACCATCAGAGGAACGACCACGATTTTAGGATTGATTGTGTGTTTCATGATTGCAAGTATATATCACAGTGATATCACGCAACTGGGGAAAATACCTACAAACCCAGCATTTACTGATGATGTATACTGCTATCACCATGCAATCATGCATGGCAGACAACCTACCTATTAAGGAGAGTCCCATGAAGTTTGGAACATTCTGGCAAAAGCTTGTTCGCAAAGACGCACCACCCACCAGTCAGGAAGCAGCCAAGTTGGTAGATACCAGCAACATGGAGCAGATCGTCTATGAGGTGATTGCCAACTACCCACAAGGGTGCATTCAAGACGAGGTATTAGCTCATCTGTCGAGCTACTCCTACTCTACAGTGACCGCTCGGTTCCGTGCCTTGCTCGACAAGGGTTACATCATTGACACTGGGCTGACCCGCCCTGGAAAGTCAGGAAGAAAACAGCGGGTTCTCATCATCAAGGAGTTATCTAAATGAACAACCCACTAGCATTTCCAGCTCAATTTTGGGACGAACGTGCAACAGGCATGACCTTGCGTGATTACTTTGCGGCAAAGGCTATGCAGAGTATGGGCGATTTGATGACAAAACCTTATAACAACTTGCAGACAAAAGCAGAGGTTGCTTATCAAATGGCAGACGCAATGTTGAAAGCAAGAGAAACAATCAATCAACCAAAGGAAAATCATGCCTAAATTAACCTCGGACAAAATGCTGTCATGCTCACAACTGCCCAGCCTGTTTGGCGTCAGCCCATATTCCAGCCCCAACGATGTCCTGATGTTCTGCATCAAGTCGATCTTGGGTGAAGATGCTAGAACCCCAGCGGGTGAGGCGGCAGACTGGGGCAATGCCTTGGAGCCAGCCATCATTGCAGAGATGGCAAAGCGCCTTGGAGTCCCGCACTACAGCATGCCAGAAGAAGCCTTCCAGCATCCAACCCTGCCACTTGCCGCCAGCGCAGACGCAATCGCTTTGCTGAAAGAACCCATTGTTATCCAGCATGATCCCAGCAAAGGCATCTATGTGGTGGATGGCGACTCAATCACACTGACTGGGCATGGAGTCTTGGAATCTAAGCTGACTCGTGGTCATCCAGAGGAATCCCTGCCACTGTATCGGGGGCCAATCCAAGTCCAAGGCGTGATGATGTGTACTGGTCTGGAATGGGCAGCTATTGGTTGCCTGTACTCAGGTGTGGAACTGCGGATCTTCTTGTTCAAACCACATGAAACCACCATGGCACAGATCGAGAACTACGCCATCGATTTCCAAGGCAGACTGACAACCTTCGAAGAGACTGGTGAAGCTCAGTACTACCCAGCCGCTGACAGCAAAGATGCCAATCGCATCTGGCCTACAGCAAAAGAAGAAGAAGTCCAGCTTGGCATTGATGCAGAGGATCTGGTGGCTGACATTGTCATTGCCAAACAGAAGATTGCTAGCTTGCAAGAAGATATCGACATGTGGGAAAAGGATCTCAAGGTGCTGATGAAAGACTACTCCAGCGCAAAGGTCGGTGCATGGACGCTCAAGTGGCCTATGCGTCACTACAAAGCCACGCCTGCGAAGATCACGCCAGCCAAAGAAGCCTACTCAATTCGTCAGTCCACTATCACGATAAAAGAATTGAAATGAAATCATCTCCTTATTACAACAAACAAAGCAACAAACAAAGCAACATGACAAAAGAGCAATTTCTTATTGCATGGGCTTTAGCAAGAGCATCATGTATTAATTCTTCACCAAATGTTTATGCCATTGTTCGCAATGCTAATGAAGCATGGCAAGAAATTCAAAAACTAAAGGAAGCCAAATGAAACAGATCGCATCAGCCCTTGTCAAAGCCCAACGTGCCTTTGGCCCAGCTCTCAAGACCAGCACCAACCCACATTTCCGCAGCCGATATGCTGACCTGTCTGCCTGTGTGGAAGCGGTCATCGATGCGCTGAATGAGAATGGCATCTATTTACTGCAAAAAAATTACGACTGTAACGATGGCATCATGTGCGAGACAGTCTTTGTCCACGAGTCTGGCGAGATGCTGGAGTGCGGCATTGTTCACTTTCCTGCGGTCAAGCACGATCCACAAGGGTACGCAAGTGCCTTGACCTATGCTCGCAGGTATAGCCTGATGTCAGCCTGTGGCATTGCACCTGAAGACGATGATGGCAATGCTGGTAGCCGCAAGTTAGCGCCAGCCATTAACCCATTGCACGCTATCAAGCCAGGCGCTATTGTCCAGGTTGAAAGCGAAAAAACTATAAGGTCTTTGTCAAACAATGAGCCAGTTTTTACATTGACTATACCCAGTAAAGAACCTCGCTTGTATGACACCTCAGAATCGTATGTCAATGGAACTATTGAATTGCGGGAAAAGGTAGAGAAATCAACCTTGGCAACCCGCACAAAAATGACTAAGCTTCGGGAGCTGAAAGAGGCAAACGAGGATCAGGTTAACAAGATCAACCCTGAGCATAAGGCCAAGTTGCTTGGGGATTACCAACTGCGCTTAAAAAGATTGGGCGCACAGCTTGAGGAGAAAGGCGATGAATCTAACGGACTGGGAGATGCTTGATAAAGAATACAGGGAGTATTGCCAGCAGTGTCAAGCTACTGGCAAACCCCCTGTTGATTTCCACACTTGGTTGTTAGGCCAAGATTAAGCCATCAAGGTATCCAAGGCATGCTGAGTCCGTGCAACACGGTCTTCCATGCCATGGGTTCCACCATTGATTCGTTTGGTCAATGTGGTCATGTCATTGGCATCAGCATATTGATTGAGCTTGTTTTTATCCCAGAACCAGCCAGCAGATAAAGCAGCAAACTTGGGACTAGACACTTGGTCTGGATCTTCTACTAGGTCAACACCCAAAGCTTCACCACAAGCATGGTAATTATCTTTGCCTGTCAACTGGATAAGACCTCGGCCTCGGTACTTGAACCCTTCACCAGAATCCTCGTCACCATTGCCCATGCGATCAGCATAAACTTTGTTGGCAATCTTCTCTGGGTTTCGGTGGTATGGCTGGGCAACGTCCAATGATGGGAACCGCTTGGGCCAAACCTTGGTCAAGCCTTCTGCGCTGTAGTTCAGATTCTCTTTGAGTGCGGTAAAGCCAGCAGACTCATGGGCGCACTGGCCTAAGAAGCAAGCCTGTCTCTCAGGGGTATTGATGTCAAAGCGGTCAAAGGTTTCATTGATGGCATCAATCCACTCTTCTGCCTTGGCAGGGGTCATTTTCAAGGCTTGCGCCAGTTGCTCTGAATTCATGGGGTTCCTTTCTGGTTGAGCATTTCACGAGTTTGATTGTAAATAGCTATACACGCATTCAGCTTTCTCACTGTGGTGTCTGCTTCGTCTCCGATGGCGAGAATAGCTCTAGCAGTTTCTGGCTGAATCTCGGCTGTTCCGATGTCAGATCTGCTGGGAGAGGTGGCATCTGAGGTGGCTTGTAAGGTTGGGCAGGAGGTTTTGACAGGAAGCCGCAGCTTGAGAGTGCCAGAGTCAATGTCAGCATTGCGCTTTTGAGAAATAGTTTTTGCATGTTGTTCAGCCTTGACCAATTCATTTGCCTGAGTTTGCACAGCAGTAACCAGTGCCTGCTCCTTGACTCGTGCCTCTTCGTTTAACCTGGCGATCTCCAGTTGCTGGCGGTCAAACTCATCTGCACCGCCCTTCAGATAACCGCCTGTACCTGCACCAAGAACAGCTAGGACGATACCTAGCAATACCCATGGGTTGAACAGACTCATTCTTTGGCTTCCAGTTTAGGTTCGGGATCATTGTCAGTTGCCTCAGCTTTGGCACTGGCAGTCGCCACAGCAGACACAGCCTTGCGACCAGCCACACCACCCAACACACCAGTACACAATAGCATAATGTCATTTAGCATCTTGGTGTACACCTTGTCAATTGGAGCCATGCCAACCATGGGCTGGGTGACAAAAGTGACAGAGTAGATGAAGCTGAAGCATGAGCCAATCAGGATCAATGCAATCACGATGATCACAAATGCCCACACACGAGCTTCGATCTCATCAGGTGTCAGGCGTGGGCGCATAGGTTTATATCCAACAGTAGTCATTTGGCTTCCTTCTCTGGTTTAACAAGTTGATCTGGGCAAGTGCCAGTTGCTGTGCATACAGGTGGCATGCATTCTGGATCACTCCAGTTCTTTGGATCTTGACACTTGTAGCGATAGCGGTCTTCGCACCCTGTCAAAAACAGGATTGTCGCTAATAGCATCAGGCTCTTTACGGTCTTTGTCACGCTGTTTCCTTTCAATGCGTTGTTCGATCTTCTCTAACTTTTGCAAAGCACGTTTTGTTTCGTTCTTTGTTTCCAAGATATCCAAGTACAGCATTGCCCCCAATGGAAGCATCAAGGCAACCAGCACACAAGCAGCAATCCATCCCATTAACTCTTCCCCCAACGACTTACGAGGTTGAACCACAGCCACAGGTATAGGAGGAATATAGTAGTCGCTGCCAGGTACGCTAGTTTTAGCTGGAAGTTTCTTTCTTCCTCCTGTCGTTGCCATGCCTCTTGCCTCTTCTTAGCCTCTTGCTTTAACCTTGCTTGCTCCTGTTCTTCCGTTATGACATCACGCATCTTGAAGACATCTGAGTACAACGCACCCATCTCAGGTGGTGACTGGTAGACCATGGTCTCTCTGATCGTCACCTCAAGTGCAGCCATCTCCTGTTGAGCCATCACTCGTTTGAGAGCCGCCTCCATGTGGTTCTGGTCTGGGTCATAGACTGTCTTGCTTTTCTCTTCCTCTTCCCTGATGTGTGCAGCTAGTTGCTCTTGGAGCTTGAAGAACTCTGTGAGGTTTTTGACAATTTCAACCTTGACTTGAGTCTCGTCAACAGCAACAAACTCAGACTTCTTAGCCTTTGCCACAGGCTTGACAGCTTGAGGCTTAGGCTTGCTACCAAAGAACGCAAGGAGCTGATTCCAGAATCCATGAACCTCTTTGCCAATGGCAATGACTTGGTCAGCAGTGGCTTTGACTTCAACAAAAGACTCTTTAGCCTGCTTGTACAGATCGCACCCAGCTTGGATGTTCTTAACAAGACCAGCCGCAAGTAAGCAGATGCTGATTGGATCCACATCATTTGTCTTGCTTGTTGTCTAGTTTGTCAAAGATCTGTTTCAAGATCGACTTGATGTCAGCAATGTCAGATCGGTAATCATCCTTTGCCACATAGTTATGGGGCATATCATTGACCTTGTCTTCCAGCTTCTGGATGGTGCGTGTCAGTGAGTTAATGACATACGCAGCCAAGAACCCAGCGACACTGACAACCAGATTAAATAGTTGTTGGTTATCCATCAGTTGCTTTCAGGCCAATCTTGGGCATTGAGAATAGCAATTAAAGCAGGCACATCAGAACAAGCAGTGATGGCAGTCTCAAGCCTAGCAGCTTCAGCAATCACAGCCGCCCTGTAGGTGACGGTATCCGCAGGGATAGCCACATCACGCTCTGCCTTGCGAATCACCATCCAGTCAGTCTGAGCCAATAACTTGCCAGCCGTGTCCTTAACCTGTGCAATCCAGTTGTACTTCAGACCATGCTGAACATATGGCTCACCTTCTTCTGGTGTGACAGTGATGTCATTCAGTTGCTTGGGATTGTCTACACTCCAATAAAAACGATCATCGTAAGTCACTTGGGTATCTTCTACCTCTGTGATACCAATGGCGTTCTTTTCCTCAATAGAGGTCAGACGCAACCAGTTGGCGGGGAATGAAGTGCCATCCACAGTGAATGGCGTATCAAGGGGTAGTGGATTGCCGTTGAGTAAAAACATTGTGTTCTCCTGTTATCTGGCGAGGGCAAATTTTGTCGGGTTCTCCGCAAAGGCGGCAAAAATATATGTGCCACCACTGGCGTTATAGTCAGCCGCTGTACCGCGCTGTTTGAAACCATTGGAAAGGAAATCAATACCAACAACTGACGTTTCGGCATTTGCAGCATTTGGGTTCAAAAAATCTGGCATTACGTTATATGTGTCTCGTCCTGTATCAAAAATATACCAATTGCTTGTTGTATCAGTTCGCTTAAACATCACAAACCGTGGCCTAAACCCGCAGAACACAAAAGGCCCATCAGCAGAACCATTGCCTGTGTAGCCACCAAACTTGGAATAGCCAGCTACTTCTGAGAAGCAATAGGCGACCATTGTTGTGGAACCATTTGTTTGAGTTCCTGTTCCAACACTAAATACTGTGCTTGTTGGTGCAGTATTGTTCCAAACAATCACACTTGCTGCTTGTGCTTGCGGATCATCTAACCATAAATAATAAGATGCACTTGTTAAATTAGAATGATAAACAGCCCAATTTGTAACTCCGCTTGTTCTATTTTTAGCAATAATCATCTTAGGCGCAACACCCAATCCATGACCAACAGTAGCGTTAGCACCTGTGCCTGTGTATGTCACCACGCTAAAACCAGCAGTAGTGTTTGCTCTTACTTGTGATGAGATACTGCCACTAGTGTTGGTAACAGTAGAGCCACCACCGTTCCACTGCCAACCAACATAGGTAGCCGCATTGGTGTTCATCTTTGCCAATGCACCAACAGTAAATCCTGTACTACCAAAAGCCGTTAAGCCTGTTGCTTGCGTTGTTTCTGCGGCTGCACTATTACTTGCCAAGTCTTTTGTTGTGCCTCGCACAGAGTCATAGAGCGCATGGTCAGTAGCACCACTTCTGCCTTTAACCCAAACAAAATCAGGTTGGAAAGAAATGCCATTAACAGTGTTGGCAATAGTTAATGCCGACCCTGTACCTGTGTACGTAGTAGCCGCCATGTAATTAGCACCATTGCTAATAGTTGGCGTTGGCAAGTTCTGCGTGTTCAGTGCAATAAAGCCTGTTGGTGGGGTGTAGGTGAATGGGCGTTGGCCGAAGTTGACAGCCCACGTTCCGCCGTTTGTGCCAAATGATGGGAAGAAGTCGAGGGACGTTAGGCCGGTATAGGCCGACCCTTGAGACACGCCGTTCTTGTAAAAGGTGAGCGTGCCCGCGCTAGCGTCAAATGCCACACCAATCACATCGCCAAGCGTCCACGTCGCACCGTAAGAAACTGCGGAGGCATTGTTTCTCTTCGTTGCGTTGTAGACGTAAGCATAGGCGTTCGCCGTGGAACCGAGATACCCAGAGTCAGAGGATTTTGCGATGCCGATGGACGACGAATAAGGCGACCCGCCGCCAGAAATCGTTGCCTCCCAGTACCATTGCCCCGCTGGTATCTGCATGGTTGCGCGGGCAAAGTTATCCGCACTCGTGTAGACGCATGACAAGTTGCCGTCCACCACAGAGACGGTTCCCTTGTCCAGCGGATTCAACGTGCAGTAGTTCCCCCGCCCATTGCCACCATCAGCCCACAACGTAGGCACATCCAGCATCGAGTCATACGTCACACCAGCAGTCACGCTGATGGCGTTGGGCGTCCAGTTGTTGCCGTTGCCTGAGCTGTCCTTGCCAATGGTTGCAGCAGTGTTGTTGCTGTTGTCGCTGAAGTTCAGATAGAAGCCGTTTGTGCCGTATGTGCCAGCGTACTTCTTTGGCTTCCACACGCCTGTGGTTGTATCTGTCTCCCCAAACGATGATGGTGTCAGTGCTTGGCCGTCAATGAAGTTTATTTCGGTGAGGTAGCCGTCAAAGTAATAGCTTGTGCCATCATAATAACGACCAACAGAACCAGAATTACCAGACGCAACCATTCTGAATGTTGTGTTCTGCGTTGGGTAAGTTGCTGTGCCAAAAGCTGTTATCTGAACGCCATTCACATACATCTTTACACGATTGCTTGATGTTGCTTGTGTTGTGTCAACAGCGACAACAATGTGATACCAAGCTGATGGATCACGAAACACTTGAGTTGTAGTCAAGTTGCAATTTGTAGATGTTGGGTAATCTAATATAGTCAGCGTATCAGAACCAAAATAAATGCCGCCTTGGTTGTTGGTTGCGCTGTAAGCGTGTTGCAAACCTTGTGTTCCACCGAGCGAACCGCGCTTAACCCATCCACTCCATGTCCAAGTTGTGCCGCTTGTTGGTGTCCCCAAAGTCCTACTCAAATAAGCAGACGCACTAGAACGCAACCGAACACTACGGCTGATCTTGTAGCCGCTAGGACGGGTAAAGAGTTCTTTGATGTGTGAAAACATTATGCGAACGCCTGTGCTACTGTGCCATACCAGTTCGTTCCATCACTCACAAATGCAAAGATGTCTCGTCCTGTTGTGGCTGTGGTTGTCAATGTAGGTGCTGATCCACCAACCCACTTCACAGATGTAAATGTCCCTGTGCGTGAGCCAGTTCCATCTTGCACAGCAATCAGAATGAACGACTTTCCAGCCGTTGCTGTTGGCATAGTGAATGTGCAGTTGCCTGTCATGGTCACAGTCTGCACGGTGCCGTTGGTCAAAGACAGTGTTTGAGATGTGCTGGAGTTACCAATTGCAACAACGCCTTCTGTGTAATTGTTGACAGTTGGATTAGTCAGTGTCTTAGCTGACAGTGTCTGTGTATCTGTAGTTCCAACAATTGTTCCTGATGGGCCAGTCATCGTGGCTGCTGTACCAAGTCCAAGGTTTGTACGAGCAGTGCTGGCAGTTGCGGTAAGTTCTGACAGGTTGTTTGATGTCAGCAGATATGAAGCACCAGACACATAAGCCGCAACCCATGCACTACCTGTGTACAGTCGCATCTCAGGTACTGTAGTGTTGTAGTACAAAGCGCCAGCAACCAGCGCATTTCCGTCATTGTCTACAGATGGATTGCTGGACTTAGATCCAAGGTAGCGATCATCAAAGCTGTCATATGCCGCCAAGGTTGCATCTCGTGCGGCTTCAGCAGCAGTCTGTGCATTGCTTGCATTTGTCGCTGATGTGGACGCATTTGATGCCGATGTGCTGGCACTGCTGGCGCTGGTTGACGCAGCTTGTGCATGGTACTTGGCAGAGTATTCTCCACCAGCCACAGCACCAGATGTCTTGGTTGCCCAATCATTAGCCAGGATCGCAGAAGCGGCAGCATCGTTAGCGGCATCTACTGCATCTTGAATGATGCCAGCGTCAATCACCAAGTCCCATTTGGCAGAATCTGTGTTGGTAGAAATAGGTGTAGTTCCAGAAGATGTATGCGCTGTATTAGCACGATACACACTGCTGTTAGATGAGTCTTTAACCAAATCACGAACTGAATACGATGTGCCTGATGCCCAGTTGCCACGCCAGTTACCAATGTCTTCACCAACAGTTGGATTGCCAAGGCTGTCAAAAGCCAGCGTTTTACCAGCACGGCTTGTCTTGCTTGGCAACACCATGTTGATATCGGTAGGGTCAGTAACAGGCGCTTTCAATCCACGCTCTGCCTTTTCATCAGTCTGTTGGCTGAAGATAACCAAGCTGTCAAACTCATCGTTCAGCGAGTTGGCAAATAAGTCGCCACCAGTCACAAAGTCTGTTGCTCGTGCAATTGCTCGGTCACCAACCAATGTGATGTTTTGAGCAGATGTCGCAGCAACAACCAGAGTAACTGAACCAGTACCATTGCTATTGATCGTGACTGTGTAATCAGTGGTCAGTGTCAGCAACGTGCTGTTCTTGTAAACAGCAATGTCAGTGTTAGCCAGAATCTCAAAGCTGAAGCTATATGGCCCAACTCCAGCAGAGCCAGTGTATACAACTCTACGAGTTACGTCAGAAATAGGGTACGCCATTATTTAGCTCCTTGTCCAAATTCTTTAAGTTTTTGTGCTTTGTCTGCAATGCGTTGCTTGATGTCTGCTCCATAGATGCTGTCTTCAATTAACAGAATCTTAGATTTCTCAAATACATCAGAAAAAGCTTGCTTCACATAATTCTGATAAACAATCAAATCATTCTTGTTGTTGTCTTGTTTGATCATTTGTATGACTGCGCCAACTTCTTTTTCTAGATTCAGCTTGTCATTGGCAATTCGCAACATCTCATTGTATTCTTCAGTGGTCAACTTTGTACTAGTTGATATTCCAGTACTCTGATCTTTCATGCCAGCTTGACGGCTAGGCATCGCAATATTTGCATTTAACTGAATAAGCGCCTGATCAACATCAGACTGCTTGCCTTCTTTCATACGCAATGGTGACCATGAGTATTCGTGAGAAACTGGCTCTGACCAAATGTTAAGCATTGGTGGCAGATCTTCAGACAAGCCAGGTGTCTCAGACTTCCACTTATTCACGCCATCCATCAAGCCTTTCAAACCAGCAGGCAAATTGGGATCTGCTTGGTAGTCTCTACGCATTGGGTCGATCTTCTCTTTGGTGCTTGACACCAAGCCAGACAAAGGCTCAATTGCTTTCATGCCTGTATATGAGCCAATGCGAGTAATTCCATTGAGAATCTCAACCAGATGTTGACGGCTGTTTGGAACATTTCCACCAAGCAATGTGGTGATATTGCTCACGCCAGTCAGAAATGGATGCTCCAGCATGTAGTTGGCAACACCAAACACCAAACCACCAGCCAATGCATTGATACGACCATCGTCTTCTTCATATCGTGCATAGTCCACATAGTCAGCAGACATGCCCATCAAAGCGCCAATAGGCTCCATGCCCTGATAGCTCAAGAATACCTTGCCCTGGTAGTCGCCAGAACCAAATCTAACCATGCCAGGAAATTGCGAGAAGTCTTGACGAACATCTTCTGTAATACCGCTGACATCAAACACAAAGCTGTATGGTTGCCAGCCTTGGCGCTCCATGGCTTGGCGTGTTCCTTTGTCACCAGGGCCAGATCCTGTGATAGTTCCATTGGTAGCCATCTGGCTAAAGCCATAAATAGCAGTGCTTCCAAGACCGACTTTTGTCAGAGCCATGTCAGCATCTTTACCACCTTGCTTCATTGCCGCCAAGAACGAAGTGGTAAATGGAGCAAGTGGTGTCCGCTCAACAGCTGAACTCATGACATTCACAGGCGTTGCAATGAATGGCAATTGAGTACGCAATGCAAAGCCAGTTGCAGTATTTGGTGTCATTGCTGATTGCAATTGACCAGCCGTTCCTTCAAGCTTTTGTGTAAATGTTCCAGTTTCTGCAAGACCAGCAATGTAGTCTGGCGGCTCCAACAAGAATTGATCAATGGCGTTTGACTTTGCTTTCAATGCATCTTGAACAGAAGCACCAGATTTCAATGCATCATCAAATGTCTTGATGCCAAGGCGTGTTGACTCAGCAGCCAATTCATAGGTGTAGTTCACACCCTTAAAGAATTCGTCTGATGTCATCAATGAACGACCAGGTAATGTGGTCACATAGTTGATAGCCTTGATACCAGTAGACAGCAATGATCCATCAGCTTTGTAGTTGAACAACTCCATGCGTGATTGCTGTCTGGCAATCTTTGTTGGATCAGACCAGCCTTTTGGTACGCCATTGACAAACGCATGAGACATCAATTCCCAGCCATTTTTAACAGCTGTAGATGTAGATGCCAACATGGTTGGAACTTCAAGCAATGAGTATGCATCATCACCACCAAGACCAATGCCCTGACGCAATGTGCCAACTGTAGAAGCAACAGCACGTTCAGTCATGCGCCATGGCAAAAACACAGTGTTGCTCAATGCATTCTTCAGATGTGTGCCAGGGCGAGACAGAATGCCATTCACATAGACTGTAAACAGCTTCTCCCAAGGATTACCTTGAGCCATGCTCTTGATGAGGTTTGCTTTGCCTTCTGGAGTCTTTGTATCCAAATATGTTTGTGCAAATTTGACGATGTCTGTCTCATTGCCAAAGTTCTCAATGATTGCTGAAATATCAACAGCACCATCACGAGGCATACGCATCACAGCCAAAGACTGAGCGACATTGGTCTGATAACCCTTGACGCTTTGCTGAAGCAGATTGTGGAAGTGAATTGTCTGAGCCATCTCTGCCAGCTCAGTTGGAGTAGCAGATCCGTCAGCTACTTTGGCAGCCAGTCCATCCAAGTGCTTGGCACTGGCGACCATGGCATTAAGCGCCTTATAGGTATTCTCTGGGCTTACTTCCAGCTTACCGCTAGTGATGTCATCAATGAACTTTGGGCCAATGCCTGCGCCTTCAGCGGCTGTACGCACATCGTCAAATGTAATAGTCTGGGTCTTGATGCCAGACATATTGTTCATGGTTTCAATGGTTGACTTGATGTCTTCCGTTGTCTCCATCTTTGGCAGATTGAATACTGTCTCAGGTGGAACTTCTGTTACTGGATCAGTAGTAGCACGAAGTTTTTGCACTTCAGCACGTTGGCTAGTAAAAGCTTGTGGCGTTATTTCTGGCTTTGCATTAGCTTGTACTTTGGCGGCAATCTTTGCCTCAGTTTTGCTTGTAGTTACACCAGCATTAATGGCGGCTTTTGTAGTATCTTCAACCGCAGCGGCTGTAGCGGCTTGCGGTGTAACAGGAGCAACTGGAGGTTTACGAATGTCAACCTTACTCAGCTTCTTCAATACTTCACCAATAACTTCACCACGACCACCAGCTATTTGAATACCATCTTCAGATGGCATTGGAGCCACAGGCATGTCAACAGCTTGTTCTGGAATAGGCGCAGCAGCCAATTGCTCTCGTTGTTGTTGATCAACGAGTCCTTGATTCATTTCATCAAGTTTGAGATCAAGTTGCTGGATCGCCATTATTTTGCTTCCTTAACCAATGACTTGGCTTTCTTGACAACGCTCTTGCCTACATTCTTTGCCGCTTGTGCGCCAGGCAATACATTTATTGCACCTACAGCAGTCTCAATTCCAGCCGATACAAGATCACCACGCTTGGCAGATTCAATACCTTCTTGGACTGCCAGAACACCCTCTTCAGTGTACATTGGAAGCATGACTGTGCCAATAGCTGTACCGATACCAGGCAAGCTTGCCAAAGCATCTACAAGGCCAATTGTTGCTGGCAGATTACTGCTGGGGCCACCAATGAAAGATTGTGCGTTCTGACGGGCTTTGTAGCGGTCTACGCCAAGGTTTTCCAGAACTGCTTGCAGTTTGTCAGCAGCTTGCTGGCGCATGGTCGGATCAAAGGACTTCATCTCAGCCTGAACTTCACCAGAATAGGCAGTCTCAGGTAAGTTGCGAGATCCAGCTTCAGCAACCAAAACATCACCAGGTTGGCTTGTGCCAGGTGCTTTTTCTGGCATAGGTTCAATAATAGGATCAGGTGCTGGGTAGAACACGCTATCCCAGTCTTTACGGAGTTCTCGTTCTAGACTCATAGGTTGTCCTTAAAGTCTTTCTTAAAGCCATTGATGCGCTTCTTGTCATCTTCACTTAATCCCTCAATTGTTGATGGATCAACCCTATCAAGAGACAAGTTAGGTTTCTTAACTTTTGGATTTTTCTCAAAAAACCTGTCGTAGTTTTCTTGAGCTGTGCTACGTTTTGTTTGTTTATCTTTTACAAACTTGTCGTTTCCATATTTTTTAAGAGCGTTCTCAACAGCTTCTTCAGCAGTTTGGTATCGCATGACACCTTTATCACCAGGAACCATTTTGCCCAATTCGGATTGATACAAGTTTGTCAGATCAATTTTCTTCTGCAACTTTTCTTTGCCAGGATCAATAAACTGACTGACAATTCCAGCTTCACGATCAATACGCTGTATTGCAATATGTCCTTGGTTGTCAACAAGCGCACGACCAAGAGACTCAAACTCAGATGTACTCATGCTCTTTGCATAAGGCACAAGGTCTTTAATGCTCTTGTATCGACCACTCTTGATGCCTTCATAAAGCTGCATCGATAGAACTGGGTTTGGTTCAGCAGTCTTTGGCTTGAGAAGATCTTGTGCTGTAGTCAGGTTAATCTCATCAAGGCTAATCAGTTCAATAGCAATTTCTCGTTTGCGATTCGCTGATGTCTTTGGATTCAAGAACTCAATTTGAAGTTCATTACCCTTGACTTTGTTGGCAGCTTTAACTTCAGCGGCATTCGCATCTGCCAAAGACTTAACTTCACTAACAGCCTTCATCTGTTGGCTTTTGACTTTAATTTTTGTTTCTTCATCAAGGCCGTTATAGATGCCAGTCATTTCACCAAGATCACCTTTGAGCAATTTCTGTGCGGCAGCGCCAGCAGTTGGTGCAAATGTTGGGTCTGCCAACTTAGCTAGTACAGCGCCAACCTTGGCTTCATTGACAATCTTGTACGCTTCAATAGCGTACTTGTTGCTACCAGCCATCACAATGCTTGTCTTGTTGGTAAATGGCTGAATGACGTTTTGCAATATAGCTTCAAGATTTGCTGAGTCCATGCCAACTGAGGCATAAGACTTGATGACATTTTCAACAATAGGCTTCAGGCTAACAAGAGATCTCTCTTGCTCTGCTGTATAGAAAGCCTGTCTATTGCGCTCATCAATCTTCAGTGCTTGTGCATAGGCAGTATGACCAACAGTAGCCATTGATGCACGGAACTTGATAGATGTCTCAGGGTCAAGTGCTGTCAACACACTGACCGTTCCATCGATGTCATCACGCAAATCTGCTTGCAACTTAACTGGATCAACTTCACCACCAGCTTCCATCTGAGCCAGACGGTCAGATAAACGATTCTGGAAATTGATTTGTAACTCATTGCCCAAAATATGAGCAGATGCTTTGTTGTAAGTTTCAGTAAAGACAGTACCAGCGCCTTCAACAACAGGCATCACGCCAGTAGTTTTAGCAACATCCAATTGTTCTTTTGTTGGTGGGAAATCAATAGAGTATTTAAGGCCAGCCTTCTGTGCCTCAGTAAATGCTTGCTGATTAAAGAACGCAGTCATGCGATCTAATTGACCTCCAATGTCAGCATATCCCTGCGCCTGTGCTTGTTGCAAGGCAGTGGATAGGCGTGGCATATCAGCGTACTGAGCGCCTATATTTTCATAGCGTGGTAAGTCTGCCATTGTCATGTACCTGCTGGAGTTTTAACTTGCTGATATTGACCATAAGCCATTCCAGCTTGTCCAACAGCTTTAAAGATCGCCATGGATTCTGTTGTGTCAGCAGCAGAGTACAAAGACTGAGATTGAGCCAATCCACCAGCCGAAGCCAATTCAGCATTTTCTTTGCTGATTTGCATTTCTTTTCCAGCCTTCATTGCATTGAACTGCTCAAGCGTCAAAGGACTACCAGTCATTGGATCGATGCCACCAGCCGCAGCCCTGGCACGGATTGTTCCAGCCAAACGCAATTGACGTTCAAAGATTTGATTGGCTTGCATGTTGTAGTTCAAGGCATTTTGACGGCCTTGCAACTCAGCTTGTTGAGCTTGGATTCGATATTGAGAAGCCTGTGCAGATGCACTTTGTATTGTTGATACGGCACTGGCTGCTGCGGATATTGCTGCTATGACTGCAAATGACATTATGTGCCTCCGTACACTGAGAGCTTATATTCCAACCCAAGTAAGGTTAGCTTCAAAGGCAGGTTTTGACCAATGGTAATTGAGGCATCATCAGAGTACCCAGATATACCACCAACTGTTTTTGTTCCTGTAAACACAGGCATTCCGTTGTCCAAAATATCGTTTGTGTCAAATGTGCGGATTGGCACGAGATTGTCATTCACCAAAAGGTGTTGAGTTTGGTAGAGGATCGCATTGACTTCAATGATACGCTTGACAAAACCAACACGCACACCAACAGACAAACGAGGCTCAATCGGCAATGTCTTGATCGTCACAGTGAAAGGCAAGCCAACTTCGTAGCTAGTTGTGCTATCTCTGTCAATCGTGATTGATCCACCGCCACTGACAACTTCATCTGACAGCACACTTCCATCAGCAATCACATTCAGTGTTTTGCCAATGTGTGGCAAGCTTGAGATGGTCTTGGATGATGTGGTTGTACCGATAAAGCAGCAATCAGTGAATGTGGTTGTATCAAAGATCTCAACATAGTATTTGTCAACACTGTTGAATGTGCGCTTGACAACGACATAGATGTCTTCAATGTCAACGCCAATATCCTTAAACAATCCATCAGTAGTCAGCTTGCTTGGAGCCACCACATTTTGCTGGCGCAGAATTGAATAATTGGCAATTGTTCCATCGCCATTCAACATCAGCAATGCATCTGTTTCTTCAGTGCTGGTTGCCTTACGCAATGCAAGCTCAACTGGATTGACAATTAAATGGCTAGACAACAAGCTGATTGATGTACTGACATACGATAAAGTTGTATCGCTGTACAAGAATTCATTCAGGGCTTTACCCTGGCGCTGGACATAGATCGTGCCAGACTGCAATGTCTGCACACGCATGCCTTCACGAGAACCATTGCGGCTGACCGTCTTCACGAAGAAGTTGGTAGGTGTAATTGGATCTAGACCAGACTGTGGTACATAGAACTCACCGCCAGTTGTGAACACCTGCAAGTCACGACCAGTGATGATGTCAGTGATGATGTTCAGGCTGTTGGTGTCAAGAGTGGCTTCAACGGCATCATCGTCATAAGCCTGGTCAGGATTGAAGTCAAAGAACTGACCAACCTTGCTTCCCCACAATGTGGATGGACGAGACTTACTGCCACCAAAGTACAGACGGCCTTCATGGAAAGTACATGTACGAGGCCAACCTTTACTTGAAGACCAAACATCTTCATAGCCAGACTCATATTCCCATGAGCCAGAAGCAATAGCAGATGTATTGAAGAATGGAATCTCAGTAACAGCACTGACAACAGTGGTGCTTGTGTACGCCACAATCCTTGCACGGCCTTGCGTAGTGCCATTGACATACTGACCAACACTGCCAGATGTAAATACACCAACAGATGCCGTCAGTGTGATAGCACCAGATGTTGCACTAGGTGTCAGTGTTGCCGCTGGGTTTGTCAGTGTGACTGTGAATGCGTATTTTGGGATGCCAACAAACGAAATGTTGCTTGCAGTCCAAGTTGCATCAGATCCACCACGGACAATCTTGATTGGATTAATGTCTTTGTGCGTGATGATCAGCGTATCAGCAGACTGAGTCCAACACATTGTTGACAGAATCGAACTGGTGATAGCAGAAATAGACAGGTATGGATTGCCACTGCCATTAATATTGGTAACAAGTGCTTTGTCTTTGAAGACATACATGCGCTGATTTGTGAAGATCAGCATGTAGCTCTCATCAACAGAGAACTCAAAAGCAACAGAACGAGTACCACTGGCAGGACTTGCTGCGCTTGGGATCTCCATCAAGTACTTCAGGCCACCTCGTCTACGAACACCGCCTTGAGGTTGCACGACAACATTGGTCAATGTCTCAGCACCATTCTTGTATTGATCAAGGTCAACCCTAGCCCTCAACAGCGGATCAAGCTCACCGCTACTGAAGTTGGTTTGCATTGAAACAATTCTGGTCATCAGTTTCTCACTTCAATCAAGCTGAAGTCTTCAAATGCCTGAGTTGTATTGCCTTGACCATCAATCACCATGGCTGTACGGAAGTAACCACCACGGTTGTTTTCAGCAGGCGAACCAACAGCAACTTGCTGCCAGTATTGTGTCTTTGAGATCTGATCTGTAATAGGGTCTGCCAAGTGCCATGCCATCATGTACTTGAGCAACTGAACAAAGTATGACGGCATCTGAGACTCTGTCGGCTCAAACTGATAGTCAATCACAACTTGTTCATAGTTTGTCAACAGCTTATCACCTTGGATAGTCCAGTCACTGAATGTGCCAGCGCCAATGGCAGTGCTGTTATATGCTCGTCTAATAGCACCCAGGCGGTCAGACGGCAATTGGTATTCGTATTTGTATTGGTTGACAGGTGTGTTGATCGTTTGAGCCAACGCTACCTTCTTGAAACTGAAAGACCATGGATAGGCTTGCAGTGTGGAATTCTTTACGCCAGGATACAGGCGGTCACAGGTGTTGGAAGCTGTAGTTCCCTCATTGAAAGATGAGATCGATTTTGCACCCAGCATCAGCAGGGCATCAGAGCAAATACGAATATCGGTATCACCAGCAGCCATTTGTCACCTCAGATGTGCGAATGGCCTGCCACCAGTTATCTAGTAGCAGGCCGATTCATTTGATACCGTGATTAGTCAGTATCGGTTGCGGTAACGGTCACACCGTCAGTGATGTCAACCACGCCAGAAGCGTTGCTGTTCACATAGGCTGTGGACATTACGGGAGTGCCGCCAGTGGCGCTGTAGCAGAAAATGATGTCGCCAACTTTCAACAACGATGCAACGCTGTTGAAGTAGCCAGAGGCACGAATTACTGATTGAGCGTCAGTGCTGGAGTAAGTCCAAATAGCAGGCGCATTGCCCGATTTAGACTGACCGCCTACGGCATTAAAGCCAGTTGCTGAGAAAGCCATTTTTATGCTCCTTATTCAGTGCAGGTGATTGCGACAATGCCACCAGCGTCAATAGCTGTAGCGCCAGCACTGAACATCGAAGACACCAACCAAGAGGTTTTCTCTGGGATGTAGTTGATTTCAGAACGAATAGCCATGCTTTCAGCCATGCCGACAGCCATCTTGTGGTATGCGTACACAACACGAGTTGAGCCTGAGCCACCGCCAGCCAAACCGCCTTCAGAACGATCACCAATAGTGATGAAGTTGAAGCCCATGAAGCTGGTGATATCGCCTTGCACCAAAGCCTTGACGCTGTTGAAGTCGCTGCTGGTAACAGCAGTCTCAGACAACAAGCTGGACAATTGTGAAGCGTGGATCACGATGGTGCGGTCTTCTGCGGGGACGTTTGCAGCATTGAGCAAACGAGCAGCGTCACGCAATTTAGCCATGTTCAAGTTAGTACCAGCACCACCAACGCTAGTAGCAACAGTCAGGGAAGTGCCTGAGTTAGCCAAAGCATCAATGATCATTTGGTCAGAACGACGACCGATGGCTTTACCAACCACCTGAACCAACTCTTGACGCTCGTCAAAGTTGACTTTAGATTGGTTGAAGATATCGCTGTATTCAGCAGCAATGTAGTCTGTCAGTGTGACTGTGGCCTGTGAGTAGGACACATTCAAAGGAGTCACATCAGTCTGAGGAACTCGGACTTGTGCAACGCCAGCACCAATTTTGGGGAACTTGTGAGAGGACGCAGTAACGCCAGTACGAAGACGGACAGTGTTACGCAAGACAGCATCAGCTTGATATGCTTGCTTCACTTCCGCATCAAACAGGGTTACAAAAGCGTTAGAAATGCTAACTGCCATTTGTTTCTCCTAGAAACGATTGATGAAAGAATTATCGCCAATGGTTGTCCAGAAGAATTCTGGGCCTAGACTTGTGCGTAACCCCCACACCAGGGAGCAGTCTACTGCTGTCATGGGCCTTTCGGTTGTCCATGTCTACATTGTAAAACACATTTTCCCAATACTGTCAACTATTTTTTGGCATAGCTTCCCCAAGGGTGGTAGCCATTGACTCCATCCCTCTCCCGCAGGGAGCATAGTTGTATGCTCTAGCCAGAGTACCCTTGAGGCAGCGATTCATCCAACACTGACTTGTCCCACCCATGTATCAGTGTTTACCCTAGTCCCTCGCTGACAGGCTAGTAGGGTTATCTTGGGGGTGTATCCAAGCCCTGTGTTTCTCGGGTTCAGTCCATGCAGACCATCAGCTAACGCGCCCTGACGGTTGTCTTGACTGCTTTTTCAGATTGTCTGGAGTCGAACCAGATAGACCTCTAACACACCTTGATGTATATCATGCGCTCTAGAAAACGCTATTCAAACAAGTAGCCACTGAAGAGGCGATGCACCAATTGTGCAACCGTGCCACCACATCACGCTTCAATCTGAAAAAACAGTCATTGTGAAAACAAAAAAGCCGCTTAATGATGCAACCTGGTGGAAGACCCTTTGGCGTTCTGACCTCTGGGCAAGTTACATCTTTAAACGGCTTATCTGCTGTCTTCCACGACAACGCATTCAGTATAGCCGAAAAAAAGCCCCTGTCAAGCAGGGGCTAATCACTCTTGGAGACAGTCAGCAACTGCTTGCCAACACCTCAACTATACATCTTCTCAAAGAGTCGTTCTACCTTGGCTCGGTAGGCAGGATCCTTTTTGTACTTAGGATCAGCAACCATGGATTCCAGCTCTTCCTTGGATACAGAACCTTCAGCGTCTGCTTTCAGGGTTTCCAATGGAACTCTGCCCTCATAGGTTTCCCGCAGCTTAGACAGGGCTTTGATGCCCTTGGCGGTGTCTCCCCACTTGGTGAACTCCTTGAACTCGTCATCGCTCCAGATGCCCTTGTTGACCATGCCACGACCCCAAGCAGCCATGTTGGAAATGATTGCCTTGGCATTGGGGCCAAGTGCTTCCAATTCCTGCTCCATGGACTGTTTAATGGATTCCTGCTGGTTGGCAGACATGCTGGATACTTCCTTGGCAAGATCCTCAAAGGCTTGCTGGGAGATACCATACTTCTGCGCCCATCCTGTGTAAGCTTGTGCCAGTGGGTCATCCTCTGATAGACCAGCCGCTTCCAGGTTGTATTTGCCATCTTCTGGGGGTTTGTGAGCACCTGAACGGAACTTCTTCTCCAACTCCACATAGGACTTGCTGATGCCCTCCAAATCAGGCTCAGACTTGTCTTTGTTCCAGAACTTCTCAGGCCAGAAGTCAGGACGCTCTAATGGGCCATCATCTTGTTCTTCACCCTGAACATGGGGAATGCTCTGCTCTTGGCCCTCGGTTGTCTGCTGTGCTGGCGCTTCTTCGGCTGCGGCAGCTTCTAGCAGGCCAGGGTTGTCATTTGCTTCGCTCATTGTTTTTCGCCTTTCGTATGCGGTTTTCAATATCACGGATCACGCTGTTTTGCCCCTCTCGGAACATTCCCATCGATTGATCCGCACCAGGTTGCCAGCATGGTTGCTCAAGATAGAACTCTCGCATCCACGCCAACACCATCTTTCCCTCATCAGTGGCAAAGGCTCTTGCCATCTGGAGGTTCAAGTCAACACCAGCCTGATCAGGCACATAGTCTGGCACTGTCTCTAAGTCTTCCCACGTCATACTGGCATACCTTCAGGCGCTGGGATGGCTCCCTGCTGTTGAGCTTGTGCCGCTTGTGCTGCCGCCTGCTGGATCTGTTTCATCTGAGCCTTACGCTCTTGGTCATTGGATCTCACGCTGGCTGGCACACCCAGTTTGTCAGCGATGTAGTCAATAGCCGCACCTGGCTTGATAGCCAACTGACCTTCTGGGCCAAGTCCTTGGGCGATCTGCATGAACTGGATGATGTTGTTGATCTCATCCATGTTCTGCGCCATAGCCAATGGGCTGACTGGGCTGACCTTTACTTCTAAACCATTAACACGCAAAGGCAAATTGATGATACCGTCGTCATCCATGACTTCCAGAATCTTGGTGACCAAAGGAATCATGGTTTCATTGATCAGGCGACCAAAGGCTGAACCCAAGTTCTGAGCCAGTTCCTTCATGCGCTCGACAACCTCAGTGGCAGATCGTGCGCTCAT